TCAGCACCTCCCAATTCCAAGATTGCTTCATAAATAGTTGCCTGCACATCCATGTTTCTCAAATCTTTTTCCAGAGATTCTTCATACTGATCAGCCATTGCAGCCATAATGGTAAGCTGTGCAGTTTGAATTTTGTCAAGTTGTGTGGGCTGAGGAGTTTCTGGTTCGGGGGCGGGTTCTGCGACGTATTCCTCCCATTCCGAAGTTGTATAGTTCCAACGTTTGTTATCGACAGTAAAATCATCCATAACAAAAATCATATTCTCGTTATAAACAGCCTCTGACAAAAAGCTCTCACCAACAGGATACCCGAATCCATCGTCTTTTTTTTTAAGAGTAATATATCTAAATATCATCTCTATCCTCCTTTACACATTACCAGAATTCGATGATTTGATAGTGTATCGTAGTGCTATCCGTGCTATCTGTACTCGTACTGCGTGAACCGATTACTAATTCATTTTTTTCTACTCTATCGACATATAATACAGATGGTATACTACTATCTAAAAAAACCATTGTCTTTAAAGGATTAACTGCCCCTATCTTTACACTAAGATTTTTAAGATAGCCAGGCGTACCACTAATGCGACCTCTCTGAATGCTTTTTACAATCTTTCGTCCATTATCGTATTCTTCTTCAACGAATGCTCGAATATAGTTGCAAACCTCGCCTGTTGTGGAAATAGTAACTGGCACACCCTCATATACTTGAATAATTGAATATTTGACATTATTACATTCTTTGAAAAGCAGTTCGTTACCATTACTTGTTGCCGTTGTAGAAGCACTATCATAGTCATAGCAGATAATCATCATATATCCCGATTTATCTGGAATAAAACTTTCACATGTAATCGTTACATTTTTACCCCCGCTAAGCGATTTAGATACAACTACATGTTGGATTTTGTTGTAATATATATATGATACACTTCCATTCTTAACTTGGAATTTAACATTCTGTCCCTTCTTTAAATTTAGAAAGAATCTGTGATTGTAAGAGTATCTGCTATTATAACTATCTTCAAAAGCTTTATTATCGTTTACAAGCACTCTTCTATATGAACTGCTACCGCCCACAGGCATTTCAAACATATAAAAGCCATCTTCAATCACATTATATTCATATGCTGTGACATATTCAGTGTTTGAGCTAGATACTCTAGATGTCATAAGCTTTACTTGCGATCCTATGAAATCGGCACTTGCTGCGCATCCTTTTACAGTGTCGTTTAAGAAGTTATTAAAATTGTCAAGGAAACTTTTCATTGTATTCTCACCTCCTTGTTTTTTAAATAGCCGTGAATTTCTGTACCGCCAGATAACCATCTCCATTTTCGGTAAATGTAGAAGGTGCCATAGTAAATGCATTTACATTAGATTTAGTTACAGATTGAACTCGTCCATTTTCACCTCTGCTATTAACAAGTTCTTTGCCATCATAATATATATTTTCCGTTGCGCCGCTATTATAATATCCGCACGCACAAGCTAAGAATGCGTTAGGTGCTGCCGCAACTGTTGCTATACTATTTGCTTGTGTAACACCATCCCAATAACCGACTTGCTTATTTTCGAATAAACTTGGTGCAGATGTTAACGTATCGTACAACTTAATGATATAATCTTGAGAAGAATTTATTGTTTTCAACATAATAAATAATCCTTCTGTATTTTTGTATTGTTTTGCAATAGCGTTCATGGCTGTAGAGCTTGCCAGAATAGCGTTCATGGCTGTAGAGCTTGCCAGAATAGCATTCATGGCTGTAGAGCTTGCTGCAATAGCATTCATGGCTGTAGAGCTTGCCAGAATAGCATTCATAGCTGTAGAGCTTGCCAGAATAGCATTCATGGCTGTTAAAGGTTTCAAAGCCTTTGCTCCAGCGACATCCATATCATAGGATGCTGCTAGAAAAGCACCAGCATATCCGTTATCGATACACCAATTGGATGCCTCGTCCAAAATACTTTTGTCATGAATACATAATGCCCCATCCTTATATAATTCGTGGAGCACATTTTTATCCTGATAAACATAGCTCTCTTCGCCATAAAACTTATAATCGTTCAACCAGATTATATGATTGACGGGAATTCTGGAATCAGTATTTAATACTGTTTTAAGTTCATCAACCACATAATCCGCTTCGGGAAAACCCATATTTCTCCCTCCTTTAAATTACTTTCTTTACTCAGCAGGTTTAACCGTTTTCTCGTAAGATTCGGTAATCAGTTTGCCGCCTTCAACAGTCTCAATCTTTGTGGTCTTTGTGTAATTGTAATTGCCGCTATTTGGAACAATCTGAGTTGTGATAATCTTACCGTTATCTGTAGTTTTGAATGTAGTGGTGGAAACAGCTTCAGAAGATGTCTCAACAATAGAACTCGTTTTCCCATCAGAATTTTTATTGATCTTGGTTGTCTTATCTACTAAACTGTAATATCTTTCAAACGCCGCTTTTGTGGCAGCATCCACCTGATTCTGTAAATTACCAGCTGCGTCTTCGGACAAATTGCCTTTGATCGCATCAAACCAGAGAGTGAAATCAGATTCGCTTGCTCTTCTGAAATCAACAAATCCAGAACGTGTTAATTCCAAATCGCTCTTATACGCGGCAATCCAAGAAGTCATTTCGTTTGTAAAGCCATCTCTAGTAGTTTGAGACCAAGTATCATTATCATTCTCGATTGCAGTTTTCCATTCGCTCCATTGCGTATCCCATTTTGCAATCAAAGCATCCGCATCCATCGACTGCATGATACCCGTCACAAACGGGCACTCGGATGTTCCGACCATATTTGTGATGTTTGCCTGTGTGATGCCGTCAGCAGTACCAGAAACATAAATATAAGCCAGTGGATACTGATAACAGTTATTCTCTTTGGACAATATAGGACGCTGCGGTTCTGATGCTTCCTCGCCCTTTACAATCTTAACATCGTTTTTCCGAACGTTATCGTTGGTGTTAACCTCAATAACTACAGCATCGATTCGATTAAGAAGAATATCACATGCACTCAGTCTTAAAGGAAGGATTGCATCGTTATATGTCCATGTATTATTGAACCATGCTCTGCCAATACCAACATTAACCACTCTTTCACTGGATGCTTCTACAATGAAAGCTGAGCCAATGGACATGAATACGCCGTCTTTAATGAGACCATCAAATAATCGGCTAATATCCATTGCATTGTATTTTCTATCTCCATTCAGAGAGTTATAAAAGCCATATGTTAAAGCCATTTTGAATTTCCTCCTTCCGTTATATCACTGTTTCAAATGTCGGATAAATTTTATTTTCTTCGAGTGTTTGAGATGTCACAACTTCAACAACTCGTGTTTTTGCTTCGACCTCGTATTCATTTACAACTTGCACAATATCGCCAATTAAGAAATCTTCACCGTACACATACAATTGTGTGGATTCAACCTCTCCCTCAAATGTTTTTGTAATGGTGTTTTTGGTGAGTTCCACTTTACCAGTCTCTTTCATCTTGGACATGACATCAGATTCATCAGAAGAAACGCTTGACGATACATACAGTTCTCTACGTTCGAGGTTAGTCTTAGCGCCACCCTCCGCTTCTACAACTACTGTTTTTCTCTTATCCTCTTTACCATCGACGACAAGCGCAACTGTTTTTAAAGTCTTATTTGACTCAAGATAATTGCTGTTTATGATGTTATCGAATCTCGGAGAGAACAAGACATAAGGAACTTCGTTCTGATTATAAGAACGATCAACACCCGCGTACAGTTTGAATATGAATTGATTCTTGTCGTTTATCACAACTTTGAAGCCAATACTGTTGGTTTTGCAGAGTGTTTGAATCACTTCATACAGATTATCGCCATCATATTCTGCTTCCACAGTCAGTTTTGTAATCTGCTCATCAGTAGACCGTTCGAACAAGAAGTTTTCTATCTTTCTCTCTTGGATTGTTGGAGAGATGACATTCTCATTCAATAATTTTTCTATACCGTCTTGTAGATTTCCGGTAAGAACTGTAGGATTCCATACGATTCTACGCTCAAGAATAGATTCTAAAGACCGTCCTGTAACAGAGAACAGTGTCCCTTTATCCTGATCGGAGGAAATTTCCAAATCCTCAATAATCATCACAGTATCAGAATCTTTAGACCAGAGATAGTTTTCTTTTTCGAATGTTTTCAGCAACTCTATACTTGCTGGCGATGATATCTCGAAATCACCACATTCGTAATATCGTTCAGTCCATAGTAGCGACTCGAATGTATCGAGGAGGTGTATGGCCTGCATGTCTTTATTTAAAACATAAAGTTCCATAGTTATACCCCCTCATACACAATTCGATTCTCGATTCTAAACTGCAAATTAGAGCCGCCGTCGTCAGCCGTATAACCGATAATATTATCCCCATGTGTCAGCGTAAGCCAGGTAGACTCTCTGTCGATGCAGTTGAGGATATTCGTTTCTTTTCCTTTTCTCAGAAGTTTGATGTACTTATCCCCTTTAATCGTAGAAATGGTAACCTCGTCGCCTTGGATGAAGGCTGAACCAGTCATAGTCTTCAATCGCTCTGTATTGATCTTAAAAAACTCTCGAGTCCTCACGTTATAAATGGATAGATTATCTACCTTACCAGTAAAATAGACTCGAATGACTACGCCAATATCAGCATCCCCAGAATAATTGATAACCCGTTCTGTCGAGTATGCAACAATACCAAACTCGATTAGGGATTCTGTACAGGATTCGTTGAAAAAAGGAAATTCAAAGTTGTTGTTAACGCCATAGAAAACGGTAATGTTGTTTCCTTTCTCACCTGCGGAATAGAAGTACGGGTCGGAACAGATTATAGAAATTTGAGTAGATTCATTTTTGCTGAAAATATCAGGTTCGTTAGTTTCAACATAGCCTTCTATTTCCGCAATTCTCTTATCTGTTTCGATCAGTAACTTCACTTTCTTTCTGATTGGGAAGTATTTGTATGTGAGTAATCGTGTCTCTTCAATCGTCGGATTTGGCAGGAATTGAAGTTTTAACACAATATTTCTTTCTCCCAATCTTGCAGAGTTAAATATAGACCCATCGCTTGTGGCAATACTCGTACATTTAATCTCTGCCTTGACCGGCCCTAATCCGGTAATACTGGTGACGATCAGCCCCGTTTTTTCAGGGGCTGTCAATTCCATTTTCAGTTTTTCTCCTTGTGGATTTGTCACCGTAATCGATTTAATCATACGCCTTTCACCGTTCCTTTCGCTGCAGAGAACAGATTCTTGGTCTGTCTATAGATTTCACCCCTAGACAGCGCCTTCGGCGAATAATTGTTCTGTTCAAAATTGTTGATAATTGTTTCTCCATTTTGACGGTTTCTTTCATTGCTCGCTGTTTGTTTTGCAGCCAAAGAGTTATTGACAGATCTTTGGGTGGAAACTGCCAGACCCGATGTCTGATTGCCGGATAACAAAGAACCAATCAATGCCGCGCTCTCCTCAACATTTGTCAAATCAACAATCGGACAAATAGTAGGGTTTATATCGAAGTCACCATCAACCGCCGTTGCAATTTTAGACATTGCTTTCTTCATACCCGAAAGTGCATCTCCTGCAACATCCTTAACTGCAGATACCACAACATGGGTGTTCTTGATAAATCCTTTTGCAAAACCCGCATCGGACCAAACGCCAAGAGACTCAAACATGCCGGAAGGAGAATTGATATCCAGTGCCTTCTTTGCTGCTTTATACGCCTCTAGTGCAACATCCACTGCCGCATAGATTACACCACTCTTACCGCTACGAATACCAGATTCGAGACCAGCTGTAACGTCCTCGCCGATTTCAGAACCATTCTTACGGCTCAGTTTCTCTCCGAACTTCTTGAGTGTCTGAATTGCCACGTTTCCAGCTTTTTCGAGAAGTGTTTCTTTTTTGTTCTCGATACCTTGTTCAAGTCCACCTGTCATGCTGGCACCGAGTTCTGTAGCACCTTCAACAAGTGCTGCACTGTTTGTCGCATCAATGCCGACAGAAGCATTCGCAGCTCTGTTCCACGTATCGACAAACGATTTCATAATATCGTCCGCCGCATCGTTAGGCAGCTTCAATGCGCTTACATACATTTGGTTGAAAGCTTCGATATCTTCCGGTGTAAAAGTCATAAACGCATTAAGGTATTCCTGAGAGGACGTACCCATAGATGCGAGTTTCTCGATAATACGCTGGTCCAAACCTGTAGTAAGTAACGTGCCGATATCGCTTTGCCATTTCTCCAGATTTGTGAAGCTGTCCTTCATACCGTCAAGAAGCTTCTTACCAGACAGTATTCCTGTCTTTTCGAAATACTCGCTTGCACGGCTCAGCTGCTGACTTGTCATCTTAGAGAAAGCGTCTATGTAAGATGCTCCAGATGCACCCATTTCCTTGAGCTTATCGAGAAGTCCAGAACTCAGGCTCTCGTTCTGACTAAGTTTATCGAGACTTTTCATCATCTTCTCCACACCCTTAACCTGAGACTTCATGTTATCAAGAATACTCTTCGGAGTAACCTCCTCGTCGAGTTTAAATTCTTTAAACAAATCAATCCCCGTGTCCAGTTTGATTTTGGAGAAGTCCAAGCCTTCTTCAAACGTCTTCTTAATGTTATCCCGCAGATCGGTATAAATCTTTTTGGCATTGGTACACATCGTTTCGAGGTGTTTCTCAATTTCCTCTGTTTTAGACTCCACAGATTTTTCGATTTCTTCCAAATCAGATTTAACCTGCTTCTTTTCATCCTCGGAAAGTTTGATTCGTCCTTTTACAGCATCCTCAGCTTTCTTTTTTATGATATCTCTTTTCTTCGTAAGCTCTTCCAGTTCCGCCCGATATTTCTTCAGTGTTTCGGTATCGGTTCCATACTGTTCGGATTCTTTATAACGCTGCTGCATATACTTCTGCAGAGCCGTTACGGCTTCGTATGTTTTCTTGGTGTCGGTTTTCTTCTTTTTACTCAATTTTTCGAGAGCCTCTGCCAGTATATCTGTACTCTTTTTCGCAGATTTGGAAGAACTGCTATAACCACCGAGTCCCTTAGAAGCTGACTTTGTAGCATTGCTTACGTCATTCATAGCAGATACCGCATTCGAAGAAAGACTTGCACCAAGAGAGTCAGCTGCATCAGATATAGAACCATCATTGAAATCAAGAGAAATATCACCAAACATAGTTTTCAGTTCCGGAACATAATCGTACAACGAAGAAAGCATAGAATCCCCAAATGCAGATGTTGCGTCCGCACCTTTCTTCTGGATAGTGGATTTAAAGCCGTCCAATGTACCAAGAACGTTGTCTTTCATGCCACCAGATACTGTGTTCTTCAGTTCCCCAAATTTGGATTTTGCACCGTTTACATAGCCTTTTACTGTCTGCAAGCCTCTCACAAAAGCTTCCCGGCTTGGCGAATGAATATCTAAGGTTTTATCCATGCTATCCAAAGCAGTTTTGCCCAATTCTTTGCCGACTTTTTTGACATCGCCTTTTTTACTCTTCATACCGTTAATGAACCCCTTAATGAGATATTGTCCAGTAGAATAGTAATTGTTGTAGAACTTCGTTGTTTCAAACCATGCCGTACGAGAAAGTTTGTGCATTGCCTCTTTCGCATTGCCACTCATTGCATTCATCCCAAGAATCAAGTTAGAAATAACTGTTTGTCCCGCCATTTTAAACATGATAGAATTACTGCTTAAACCTGCGTTAATCGCAAAAACCAGATTATTCATAGATGCTCTAACCTGCGGTGTAGAGTTTCTAATTGTATCAACAAAAGCCTGAATTGCCTGAGATGCCATGTCCGAGAATGTTACTTTGAAGGAACTTACCGTCCCGGGATCCAATTTCCCAATCTGTTTAACGGCAGAAGTCAGTTGATTAACCCCGCTGAGCACACCTGTAAGCTGTTCAGCATTTATTCCCTTTACGTTGCCATAGAATGTTTTCAGTGTTTCACTGAATTTAACAAGCTGCTCGCCAAAAGTGCTCAGATTAACTTCTCCGGAGAACAGGTTCTTACTGGAGGAAATCATCTTATCGAGAGCTGTGAAGGAAGATGCAATTTCGGTCGTAGCTGTTGCCGCCTCTGCACCATTTGTAGGGACAGCTTCGGTGTAGTTAGAAAATGCTTCAGCGAATGTTTTCAGCTGGAATCCGAACGATCTGATATCGTTGTTATCGAACCATTCTTTCACCTTCTCAAGCTTCGACATTTTCTTACCCATCGACGAAACAGCATCAACAGTATTTGTGAGCCCTGTGAAATCCATTCCAGCCATAGAACTCAAAGTGGATTCCAATCCGCCAAACCTTGTTAAGAAACCACCGCCTGTGAGTTCTAATAGAATACCAGTGAGGTATCCTGTCCCAGTCAAAGCCTTATCATCAATCAGTCTTACACTTTCGATAAACCCAGACAAACTCTCGCCAAAAGCAGATAGGTTATTGCCCACTTCAACAAGCCCTGCTGTCAAGGAAGTAAGTGCTGTTGTCACAATGCCTGCTAAGGTTTCGACGATACCATTTACAACTTTTTGGATGATGCTCAGTCCACGGTCGATAGCTGATTCTGCACCTTCAGGTAAAATTTCACCTAAAAGACCCGCAATAAATCCAATCATCCCAATTACCGCTGCAACAGGGAAAAGAGCTTTCAACATTGCCGATGCGCCTGCAAAAGCACCATTTGCTAAAGGTCCCATTGCACTCATAATAGCTGTAGCCGCAGTCATGCTTAATAAAAGTAAGCAGATAGAACCTACAGTTTCAATAGAAGCAGAGACTTCCAGTTTATCGATAAATAACAAAAAAGCACTAATAGTTACAAGAAAAGCTGTCATAACACCCAAACTAACCAAAGCTTTTTCGCCATAGGATTTTGCATTGCTGATAGTATCCAACGCTTTAATTAGCAGTGTAAATACCCCGATAATGCCGGTAACGGCCGCCGTTGCCATAATCAACTGTTGAGGATCTAACATTGCCAAAACACCGATGGCTGCCACCAGTTCAGCAATAATCAGCGCAATAATAACCAAGGTTGCTTTTATATCCTTTGCTTTTTCCGTAGCTCTAACAAGGCCAGACATAGCATCCATGATAACTGTGATAGCCGCCACTGCTTTCACAATACCAAAGAAATCGATATGAGCCATAATAGCAACTACAGCAGCTAATATTACCATTGCAGCGCCCATTTGAATCAACGTAGCGCCTGCTTTTGCCGCATGTTCGCCCGCTTTAGAAGTTGCTTCAATAAGGAATTTCATAGCATAGATAAGTGTAGACGCTCCTGCTACAGATTTGATAAGAGATGGAATATCAAAGTCAGCCAATATTTTAAGCGTGCTTCCCATCAATCGTAGCCCAATACCCATACCGAGCAACATAACGCCTGCGTCCGCAGCGTATTTCCCTGCAAGTTTCGTAGCCGCAAATGCTCCCGCAAGAGTCCCGAATACGAGTACAAGTTTCCCAATAGCTCCTAATGAAAGGTTGAAATCGTAATTGCAAATATAATCCAACGAGTGAAGAAATGCCACGATTCCTGCAGAAAGAAGGAGAACTCCTGCTGCAGAACCAAATTTAATATTTCCCATCACCCAGCTGATTGCGCCTAGTGTTACAAGAATTGTACCGAATGTATCAAGACTATTTCTAACTGCTTCCATATCGACGGTTGTTAATTTATCGAGTGCGTATACCATCAATAATACGGATGCCGAGAACGAAACAAGGAATATAGAATTTGCAGATAATGCCGGTGCATACTTTGCAAGTAATACTGCAAACGCTGCCATAACAACCATGATACCGATTAGTCCGGTAAAGCTTTGACCGATTTTCGTACTGTCAATACCTTCGATAATTTTCATACAAGCAGTAAGAATCAGAAGTCCCCCTGCAAAAGAAAGCATTGTTACAACGAACTTATCGATATTACCGAAACTGCTTACATATTTTGTAAATGCTGCAAGTGCTGCACCGAGAGTTCCAAGAACAAGAGCTGCCACAAGCATATCCTTTTTGTTGATAGATTTAGACAGAATAATCAAAGAACCAGCCAAAATTGCAATAGCCAAGGCTGCCGAAGTTAAAGCCGAAGCTTTCACAGAAAATGCAAACGATTTTAACACCTGAGAAAGACTCCCCATTATACCAGAGAAGGATGCAATCGGTTTTGTTACGTTGTTGATTGCGATGTTGATTTTTCTCAAGAACCAGATTAAGGCTACGCCAAATCCAACAGCAAATACCTCAGCCGGCCCAATGCTATACAAAGCATTGCTTACAACCTTCGCAAATCTTTGGAATTTGGTTTGAAGACCATCCACTGTCCCGCCAGTCGTTTCGAAGCTATCTTTTACAGTATCTTTGAATTTATTGGTCGCATCAGAAATATTCCCAAACATTTCATCGATACCTTCGAAATGCTCCTTGATTTTCGATCCAAAATCTTTAAATACCTCAGACACATTCTTAAGTGAAATTTCATCCAGATTTCGAATCGTATTGATGAATTCTCTTATGATATAGATGCCAGCAGTTAAGAACTGTTTAATGTTCGCAAACACCGTGGATACAACACCGACAAATGCAGACAAAATGTTCTGAACAATTTCAAGCTGGAAGAATTCTTCAACCAACGTCACGATAATACTGATAGCATCTAAAAAACCACTGATAATTGCGCTTCCTACACTGATTACTTTGCTTATGAATACTGTCAATATACCAACTACCACGCTCAAAGATTTTTTGAGAATTTCGTTCTCTGTCACCCATTTTCTGAAAGCAAGAATGACCACAGACAGCTTATCACTAATGTCAAATATAATTTGTGCAAGAATAGTAATAACAACCACTGCTGCCTTAATAGCAATTTTCAATCCTGTTCCAATGACTGTCGTTATGCCTTTTATAACCGCAAAGAATGCCTCAAAAGTTTTTTGAACTTTCGGCATGTTCCTTTTTGTAAGCTCCTCGAATCCTTTTGTAACCATTTCGATTCTTTTACTCAACGTCGCTAATTGCTTACCATCCATTCTTGGAAATATCTCTCTGTATGCTGTTTTAACAGCAGATAGAACATTAGCTAGAGCATTAAAAGCATTGCTAAGAGCCTCAACGATGGCTGCTCGTCCACCAAACTCTTTCCACACTTTAAGGATTTCATTTCTCGCATTAGACGATGCATCAATAACTGAAGAAACTGTATTATAAATACCGGTCCACAACTTTACACCTTCGGTATAATCACCGAAAATAGTCTCCCATGTAGCCGCCCAACCAGATTGAGCAGCTTCTTTTAAAGAGTCACACATTTCGCTGAATGTTTTTACTTCCGTAGCAGCCTGAAAAGCTTTTTTACCAAGCTCAGTAGTTTCATCAGAATATTTGTTCAACGTTTTGATAAGAACCTCGGATGTCATCCATTGATTGCTAAGGGAGTCATTGAATCCTTTTGTAGATGTAAACAAATCAGATACTTTCCCATTCATATCTGTTGTTGTGGTCTTATATTGCTCTCCGACTTTAACAAGCGTTCCCATCTCTGTAGCTGTCTTTATGAGTTCATCTTTAAAAGCTACGGTGGCCATATTTGCATTTTCAATAGATTTCCAGTCGATCAGTTTTACCGAACCAACTGACAACGCCTGCGCAAAGTTATACATTGCTCGAGACGCTTCGTCAGCATTCGCACCGGAAATAGCAGCAACGTTACTTACACCCTGAATTGCTTTAACCGCGTCTTTCAGATTAACGCCGGCGTTTGTGAATTTACCGATACTGGAAGTCATATCAGAAAAAGAATAAATTGTTCTATCTGAATATGCGTTCAACTCTTCCAGATACTTGTTAATCACTTCAAGTTTTTCACCAGTACCTGCCATAATTGTTTGAACCGATCCCATCTTAAGTTCGTACTCACTAAAACCAGTCGAAATAGGGTCTATCGTTAATGCATTTAGCATTCTCTTTCCAGCATTTACTGCGGAGTTCGTAATATTTGCAAGAGCTGTTACGCCTATTACTTCCAAAGCAGAAAATTTTGCTTGTACTACATCAACACCAGAGCTAATCCCGGAAAAATCAATTTTCTTGATGTAATCTCCAATAGCTCCAAGTCCTTTTGCGGAGTTTGTAAAGTTTAATTTAGATTTGAGTTTTTCCAACGTAGACATTGTTGTGGATACGTTTGATTCGAATTGCTTGTTATCAAAACGCATCTCAACAACTCTTTGATCAATCGTTGTGCTCATTTCTTAGTAACCTCCCTCCACGCTCGATTTGCAATTTCATCAAAAATAGGCTGGATAGCAGGATTGATGTAATCTCGCCCCTGTACCCAGCCTCCGGTTCCTGTCCCATGCCCATATTGCAAAATCACAGCAATGGGAACTCCATTTTGAATATTTGAATTGCAGAAGGAAATAACTGTAGAATCTTTTTCTTCTTGAATTTCGTAATACCAAGATGATGCAGTCTTACCGCTATCAATCGGTGTTGCAGACATTAGGGCTGCTACACCTTCTTGACCATATGCGTTAAGATCAACTGCTCTAGCACCCTTTTGGGCATTTTTCAAAAATTTTTCTAAATTTGAAAAGCTGCCTCTGTGTCTGACACTAATCATTTGTTACACCTTCTTGCTCAATTTGGGCATTGCACCCTTATTGGATACTTCATAACCCATAGCAGGAGCGATATCACGAATGTATGGATACACCCTGCCGTCTTTTCGGATAGCATCTAATTCGACAATCTTTCCGTCAATTTCGAATTTTTCTTTTTTTACCACTTCGTCATCCTCCATTTCATAAGAGAACACACTCTCAACTAACAGCCAATGCGTAAACTTGTTATAGCTGAGCGGTACTTCCCGAACACCGTATTTGCTTCCGTCTGCTGCGATATAGTAAGGAACTCCATTCTTCATACCAGAATAAATCCCAATGTGACCGCACATCCAAACCAATGCTCCAATAGGAGCCTGTACAATTGTACCGATCGGTTTTTTGATGTTCGCTTTCGCCATCCATTGACTCGAACCTAATGCGATGCCCGTAGCCCAGGAAATAAGACCTGAGCAGTCAACACAGACTTTGCCTACTTTTTTAATATCGCTGCGAGGAACAAATTTATCTCCATATTTCTTGTAAAGCTCGTTAAAATCGCTTTGGGACATTTTTCTGCCCTTCATACCGTACACATAAGGTGTCCCGATTTTTCCCCTCGCAAATTTAACGAGTTCAACTCCTGTCATCTTGTTAGCCATTCGTGTCACCTTCTTTAGCTTTCTGATACTGTGTGCCAAAATAGAAGACTACAACGATTTGGAAAATGTTAAGGAAGTCTTTGCCGTCGATTTTTCCAATAATGGATAAGGCAGCAAACACAACTGTTAGCATAAGTGTGACTAAGCTCTTAACTGTCAGCAAATTCTGAATCGTCACTTTCGTTGTTTCGTGTAACATCTTTTTCACCCCTTCTTCGTTCTTCAACCCTGCGATCTTGTAGTTCCACCCAGCGCTTATACATAGTAAGCAATCCACAGATACCTAATTCAGTACCAAATACGCGAAGAGCACTATCCACGATAGATGAGCTATCTACACCGCATTGCGCTTGTACCATCCCCCAAATTACGATACAAGTGCAAAATAAAAGTGACAGACAAACAATGACTGTCACAGTATTTGGTGTGATTCGAGGGCGGAAACGCCTTGCTTTTTTTCGATTTGTGTTAAACAAGCTTTATCACCCTCTTGTGTTAAATTTCTTTTTGCGAGCTGCATTCAATGCCGCCTGTCTACTTGCTATAGCTTTTTTGCTTTGCTTCTTTGGAGGTGCATTCTTAATGTTGCAAATACGAATCAAAGTAAGCAACTGATTTAAGTGCCACTTTCGGTACTCAGATGGAATCTGATGTGCAATCATCCAGTAATAAATCAGTTCAGCAGTAATGGGCTCTTTATTAGAACTCGGAGATTTATCTTCGTAGATAATTGTTGCCGTCATAGGGTTATCGATATAATCCTTAATATCTCTTAAGTTCTCATGAGACAAGCGCGTATACACCTCGTCTTTTACGCCTTGTGTTAACGTCATACACTTAACATAATCAAGGATCTCTTCATTTGTTTTGTCTTTCGTGGAAAGAAATGGTCTATGCCATTTTGATTCCCATTTCGAAAGAGAGACAAGAGAATGCTCTAATCTCAATGTCTGTTCTTTCGTCTTGGGCACGAACAGTTCGTTTTTTTCATCCCAATATTCTATAGCCGGAACAATAATTTCGAGCATCTCTTATCCTCCATTGTTTTCGTAGTTACTGATTGACGGTTTCAGGCAGTTCTTTTGCAATCTGCTTAGAAATGTCAGAAGGAAGGATGCGATTAACGAATTCTGCCGCAGCCTTGTCATCTGTAGCCAGTTCCATATACAGGATGTTATATGCTTCTGTCTGTTTGAAATTGTTAGACAAACGATAACCGTCTCTGTCCTCTTTGATAAACATTCTGCCGTCGGCGCTCTTTTCGCCATACGCAGCCAGAACAAGATCTTTGAAGATTTTAATCAGAGTAGGGAAATCTTTTGTTGCAATAATTTTATTCACCATCGCTGTATAACCGCCATGCACACCAAGTTCCATTTCTGTAATTTCGGTTTCATTCAGATTGAACCAGAAATCTTCTGTTCTTTCTACGCCGTTATAGTCTTTATAAGTGATTGTCTTTTTCAGCATGTTTTGTTCTCCTTTCAAATTAAAAGGAGCCGCCAGCTTACCTGAGTACGACTCCAAGAATTACTTACAAGTTATGTTATAATGCGTTTTCACGCTGCTACTGTTTTCATCATTTCAATTACTTCAGAAGGTGTAGGCAGCTTAGCTTCTGTTGTTTCGTATCCATACAGAACCTTTTCCAGTGCTTCCAACTTCTCAGGATTAGCTTTAGTGGAATCAATAACAAGGCAAGCAGTAGCTTTAAAGCCGGGTACATCCACTGGCGTTGTTGTAACTTCCCAGGACAATGTCATTGCCTCAGGGGATTCGTTAACTGTAGCATAACCCTTATCGGATACACCAGCCAGGCAGTTGTATACCAAATGCAGTTTATAACCCAGTTCTGTCCCCTTCGTGTCATTACCCATCTTTGTTCTATAGCAGACACCAAACTGTTTGCGCGCCTGCTGACTGATAGATACGCCTTCTGTTGCTTCGCATTCGCCGAGACATCTGCCAAATTCGTCAGGGTATGTGTATGCTTCAATAGTCATACCGAATTCCTCTGCGGATACCAGATTCAAGTATTTGAGGTTATCTGCGTAAATTGGAGATGCTTCCGCGCCGGAAGGAGATTCAGTAATGCCTGTCAAACCATTCCACGCAACACCTTTCCCATATTCGCCGCTATCCTGCATAGGATACAGAACCCCTCTGTCGACGCCAGTTTCATAAAAACGTTCGCCGATCTTGTCCCATTCAAGTTTGAATTTTCCATTCATATTTTATTCCTCCTTAATAGTATAGAGTAAAAACTTCGTGATTCAGATTTTCCGCAGTGTAATGTCTATCATAACTACAGAACGGAAGTTCCATAATTTTCTGAATAAATACACTGTCTGGATTTGCGTCTATCAAGACGATTTCATATGCGGTCATGCTAGAATAAATTTTATTATTTGCGTATTTGGCATCGATATCTTTGCGATTATAGCGAATAGCAGGATAACGCATCTTGATAGAATCTGGAGGTTGATAATACGCTTCTCTCGAACCAAGAATCCCCTCCAGTTTTTTCTGCAAGAGGATTCTATCACCCATTGTAAATACCTCCAGTCGTTAGAATAAGTCGAGGGTGCTGAACTTCGACATTTGTAATCTTCCATTTAGCACCCGAATATTCTACATATTTCATTGCATAGAAATTTTCATATGCAAACTTGTCGGCTATAATACTGATTTCATTAGAGATGATGATATCATCATTAAGCTGTCCTGTAGATTGTAACCTTCGACTACTTCTACCAATTTCACCATAGTAAAATCGTTCCGTAATTTTGGGGATCCAGATTCCAGAACCCTCTGGTTCTTCTACAGTTTCAGCGTAACCGATTCTCCCATAGAATTTCCCCATTTTGACTTTTCTCCCTTATTCAGTAATTTCGTGATCGGCTGCGGCTTTTGCAACGGGAATTTCCAGAGCAATAGCAGACTTGATTTCTGTCAGTGCACCAGACAGACGTGTTTCCATCAGATATTTGTATTTATTGAAATCGATATCGAAATCATCAAAGTTTGTGATTTCGCCGCCCTTTGTGCAGCCGAACTGATAGTTACCCATGTGAACGAAAATGCCCAGCAGTTTCTTTGTGTCGCCGGTGTCTGTTGTTCTTGTTTTACCCGCCATCTGTTCAACAGTTTCGATGGAGCCTACATTCAATGCTTTTGCCAGGTCGCTTTTGGAATCATAGATTCTTCTACCATTCATATCACGAGCCAGAAGCATTACATTCAGAACGTGAGGATCGCAGTAGAAATCAGGTGTGCCTTTGCCCTTATACTGTTCTCTGGAATACAATGCAGCAGCAACAACAGCCTCGGCATAGATATACTCTTCACCAAAGTTCGCATTTGTGTTGGTACCCTGCAGCTTCTTTTCCATTGCAGAAATGTCTACATCATAGTGGATCGTATACAGCTCATCATCATTCCATACAGAACGAATGTGATTTTCATGAATTTTATCTTTATCTGTATCTTCACGACCGTCGCCAATCAGTGCAGCCAGAGCAACATCTTCTTCCAGATTATGTCTCATAACAGTTTTCTGGTATGCAACTACATCAAAATCTGTAATGTCAGTGACGTCATCTCTATGCAGTTCGTCTCTGCGGTATACTGTCTGAGGATCTGTTGTTCTCATAATCAGTTTCAGATTCTTAGAAACTGTTTTCTTGTCGGTTCTGTTATTGTAGCCTTTCGCTCTGATTTCTTCAGCACGAGCATCTGCCTGTCTTGTACGAATACGGCTGATAGGGGATTTTCTAACCTTATTCATCATAGTGCCAATCCAAGACTGGTCTCTTTCCAGCAATTCGGGCGCACCAGGATGAACATCTTTAAAATCAGGGAATAATTTTTCGATATCATCAATACCGTGTTTCAATTCGTTATTATGTTCGTCAGCATAAATAGCCATTGCTGTTTTCAGGCTGCCAACAGACGAAGACTTAGCAATATTCAAAATTTCAACCTGTGCAGAATGGCTCAGTACATCTACATCGTTATTCTCTTTGTTGTCAAAAACGTTATGCTTCATAGTTTCATATCCTCCTTTATCGGAATGCTTGAGATTTTCCTCTTTCTTTTCTTCTTTTTCAGCCATCAATTCAGAAATCAGAATATACATGGCGTTCTGCTGTTTTTCGCTCATAGTGTTGATGATATCGATAACAGATTCCTTATCTTCTTTTTTCTCAGGAATGTTTTTCTTGTCTTCGGATTCTTTTTTTTCATCCTCAGATTTTTTCTCTTCTTCCTCTTCCTCCTCTTCCTTATCATCTTTTGCAGAGTGATACAAAGAAATTTCTTCACCTGTATAGATGGTTGCCTCACCATCTTCGACATCTTCGCTGTGAGCAATGGGACAATCGATATATGCGCCGGGATTAGCTCCAGCCAATACAAGACTGACTTCCTTAATATCGCCGTGCATTACATCTCCGCCCCTTTGTGTCAACTGATTAGCCCAGATAGACATTGCGACAATGTCTCCATGAGCAACCATCATTTTGACGTTCTGCGCTCGTTCGGTATCATTAAAGAAACCCAAACCATAAACGCCCTCATCACGATTCTGCAGCAACACCTTACCTAAAACATTTTCAGAATCGTTGTGCTGATGATTCCATACCAGCGGTACGACATGACCGTCATTATGTTTGAATGCATCTCTTCTGATAGTTCTACCATCAGAGCATTTCAAATCATTACGTGTCACCCAACCGCTGAAATCATATTTTTTCATTCAGAAGTTCCTCCTTTAATTTCGCGGTTGTCATTTCCACCGCTTTCTTCGACTACGCCATTTCCTGCATTGTTTTTACTGCCAGTCGGTGCACTCAGATTCTTGTTCCTCAGTTCATCTGCGTTAGGGTCGCTGGAAGGTCTCATCCCGACAATCTGTCTGATCTCATTAGAAGTCATAATCTCGTTTCGAGTAAACTTATCTGCAATTTCAGCCAGTTCGTTAACGGGTACAAGCTTAAATGGATCCCTAAAGAACATAATAGATTGTTTCTGGGACCGAGCCGTTTTTGTTAGAAACTTTCGTTTCATTTCGTCAACGATAGCAGCAACAATTGGTTCGATAGTTCTGTTATAATAATTCAGCATTGTTTTTTCGTCTGCAGATCCATCCAAAATCGACTGGGTAATACCTAACTGGCTGTATAGCATACTCGTTAGGTATTCAACTTGCTTCATAAGGTTGTTCTCTACAGAACGATTTAACTGCGTGATTCTTTCAGTACCATCCGTGTAGGCAATACCATACTTGGAACCCGAAAGCTGCTGTTCTATATCTTTTCGGCGGTTTTCCGCCTGTTGACGCCTTGCTTCTGTTTTAATCACATAAGGCAGCTGAATAATTAAATCCAACTTACCAGAGCTACTTTGTTCGTCCACAACGTCAAGTAAATTCAGTTTTCGAATCAAACGCTGCAAAGTGGAGTTTGGTTCGTTAATAACCGCATACAATGGATTTTCAATAATAGCCACCATACTCTTGGGTAACAAGACATCCTCTTTTCTGCCTTCGTGATCGTTATAAAGACGAACCTTAACATGTTTAGGATACCATTCCAAAATTTTACCGGTTCGTAATGTCTCGATTTTCCAAGAATCCGTAATGGCTGGATCAATGTCGGTATCCACCGGAACAATAGCCACAACACCCTCGTCCATCATCGAAACCACAACATCCTGAAAGAATGCCCTCCCTGTTTGATCAACATTTGCTTCTACATCAAAACAATAATTTAAACTGGAATCTATTGTTTCTGTATACCGTCTGTTTTCATCCAATCGAACGTGTTTGATATTGATAGCCGCTGCATCAAGTGCGACTCGATTAAAAACCGAAGTAATGATAGAACGCTCATTGCCGCGACTCATTCTTGGGCGGTCTAGTCGATATGTATACCCGGGACCAACATCTGCTCTGTAGGAATAAGGGTTTCTATCAAGAAACGCATTCCACTTGTGTTTTAGCCAGGAGCCAAAATTTAACTCCATTTTGAAGTCTCACCTCCCGTTTTCAGACAATAAAAAAAAGACCACGAGTCATTTAAAACTCGCAGTCTTATCTTTGATAATATTATAAATGACTAAGAACTAAACAAATCGCAACCATAACTATTGTTACAATTACGAAAACGGAAAATAAAGTAACCGTAGATTTCGTATCTTCTATATTCTTTTTAGCCCTAAGTTCTTCTTCGTATTCTCTTTTCTCTTTTTCAAATCGCATTCGCTCGGCATCGGCTTCCTTGTTAATACGAGCGATTGTAACCTCATCACTTTCGGCGATTAGCTTCTTTGAACCACAATAAGGGCATGTAAGAACATTTCTTCCGGCTTCGATATTCATTTCTCCACCACAGTCCTCGCATGTGAGTTTTATTGTTTTCTTGGAAGTTGTGTCATTTAAAATTGCACCACATTTCACACAAAATTTCTCACCGTCTTTAGCTTCATAGCCACATTTAGAACAATACATTTTTCGACACCCCCTAATTACTTGTAATCATAGCAGAGTTTCTATATAATGTCCATCATTCAAAAGCATCTTTATTTGCCTTATATGCAACATACGCATCCATCATAGCTGCAACAGCATCAATTTTCTGTTCTCGACGCTTTTTCAAAAGCTTACGGTTACCGTTTGTATCCTCCAACGTGATACAGTTTCCCATTGCAAAAGTCATCAGCTCTTCATCGAAAAGAAGCATTCTCTCCTCCGACATTTTCTTTAATTCCCCAAGAGGAACTGTTTCTGTCTTTACGCCCTGAGGTACCTTTATCGTACCAAATGGTCCATTCTCTCTTTCCCAGCGATCAATAAATTCTTTGGCATTATATGGGTCATATCCCACACAACGAACATCATAACCACATTCTTCGATATGATTGTCCAAGTCATCATAAACTTCCATCATATCAAGAACTGTGCCACTCAACACAACGAGACTTCCCTCATTCATGAATTGATCATATTTGATTCTCATTGCAGTAGGAAGCTTCATAAGAGTCATCTCAGTAATGTAGTTACGAGTTTTAATGCCAAAACAGCCATTGGAAAGTGGGAACAAGAAAGTGAAAGAACAAAAGTCATCCCCCTGAGAAAGGTCACAACCAAGCGAACAAGGCATTTGCCAATAGGTTCTTGGTCTATGTGGAAGTGTCTCCTCGTATGTAAAGTAATAAGTATATCCCTCCATAGGAATCCCAAACCGCTTAGCTAAAATATCGTTCCGAGCTGCTGGAGCTTTTTCTGCCCTTTCGACATCAAGCTGATAAGTTTCGTAGCTAACGGTTTTTCCTAAATTAGGATTTGCTTTTACCCACATTTCAGGATAAGCGACTTCGTCCATAGAATCGAGTTTATAATACCAAATCGAAACATGAGGATTTGTATAGTCGCCTCTTAAGATGTCCATCAACTCCATTTTGATTGTATCACCTGCACCATTACGCACAGTACCTTCGGAGCTGATAGCAACGATAAGATAATCATCAACCTTAGATGCACCCTGTTCGATAGCACCTACGACATCTTCTCTAATGTCTCCAGAAAGCCATTCATCGACAGTCGCGATCTTTGTTCTCAGCCCCTGTAGTTTACTGATACTCATGGGTCTGATTTCCAGCAACGATCCTGTCAGGAAATTTTCAACCCCTTTTTTTGTAGGTGAAAGTTTCATACGGTTTGCTTTTGAACCGGTAGTGTTTTGCAGCGAGCCTTCTGTAAGAAATTTAAACAGCGGACCGCGTGCTCGAGTAATCGAAGTTCTTATTGGTGATAATACTTCTTCCGCCTGTTTCATTGTCGGAGCTGTTGTGATCTGATGGGTTGTTGAAGTATCAACATTTAAGAAATAACTCTGGAGACAAGAGGCATACATAGATTTTGCGGCACCTCGAGCCACAATTAAATACTGTTTGTTTACTAAACGGCGTTTAATTGTTTTGGTTACATAATGTCCGCCATGGCCGTCTGGATTGGGTTGATACACGCTTCTTTGTGTAAAGTAATACCATCCAAATATTTCTTCAGCCCAAAGTTTAAATGTATCAAGTAGCTGTAAGTCAGCGCCATCGGTCAGAGTGAGTTCATTCTCGCAATATGCAACGAATCCCTCAACTGCCTCATCATCATAATATACACCGGGATTTGCAATAAGATCATCTATTCTGCTCATCTCCATAGCAATTTCCCTGTTAACGGGTGTTTCCCCACGAATTACGGCGTCTCGGAACTGACCGTAATAAATGGGTACAGCAGTATTCGATAATGCCATAATTTGTGGCTCCTTTATTTATTTTTATCCTTTGGCTCAGGAAGTGCTAAAGGCGGATCAAGTAATTTTCGAACCGCTTCTTGCCCTTTGCGAACTGCTTCAGTAGTTTCTTCGGCAGATCTGTCTTTATTTAAATCTCTGGCAGCTTTTTCTGCGGCTGTTTTGGCTGCATATAGATTTGCTTGCGCTGTTTCCATAGCCATTTTTCTCGTTTGCAGATTGATTTCTTTCATCTCATAATCCATCTGCTTGCTTCTTTTTTCCTGAGCGGATTCCTGTTTATCGTGATCGTTATATCGCTTCACCAAGTCCTTGTAATCCACAACCTTGCGTAATTGTTCTGGACTTAATTCGCTAATGTCGCGTTTAGCCAATTTACGAACACTTTCTTCTTTTTTTGTCAGAGAATTTGTAACCGCTTTATCTAAGGATGTGCGCACTCCTTTAGCCGCAGCATCAATCGCTGGCTCAAGAAGAATCTTCTTAGCAGCCTGATTTACAAATTGTCTGCCAGCACTTACCTTATGCTCCTGTTCCGGACTTCCAAAGTATTGTTTATACTCGTTTTCCAGTTTCGCACGACTGATGGCATCGCGAATTTCCTGGTCACTCATTTTTTTGACATCTTTTTTCTGAGTCGGTTCATTCGGCGCGCTGCCCTTTTTCTTAGATTTGCCAGACTTCTTGTTGTTGGAATTTTCTTTTATTTCCGTTCCATCCTCGGCATACCGCTTTCTTCCAGCAATTGATAATTTGCCATCTTTGAACTGAAAACGTCTGACGCCCCATCGCTGACCTTTAATACCGTGATGGGATAAATGATTTTGTTCCATTTTGAATTTACCTCCTCTCCTAAGATTTTGCAGATTCAGCAGCTACGTTAATCCGCCATTCGAATTCAGCAATATTTTGTTTGTAAGCTTCAATTACGGCTGCGCTTGACGGAGGATCGAAGATTAGCTTAACTTTCATATACATGTAAGTCTTCACTGCTTCAATTCTATTCTCCTCCGGAATGAAATCAGTCCAACATGCAGATTTGTCTTTGATGGAAAATCCTTCTGGAGGACCATAGCCTAACTGTGTTAGAATTGCAAACACAGTATTGATGTGAATGATAACATCCGTATCGAAGGCTTCATAAAATGCGTCAATGCCAAGGAGCTTCTTAATTGAGATTAGAATGCTTTCCTGTTCGCCCATTGTATTTCCTCCTTCATTTTCTCCATGGACAAGTATCGTTTTTGGCTCGTTCGATTGGTGCTGTAACTAACAAACTTTCATCGCCGTAATGAATCGCATTATGTGTGTTATGTACAGTACAAATCAAATACTCTGGATTGAAAACGGAATCTCGCTCATGGATAATGTCATCCAAGGTTATTGGATTCATGTGATGAACAATAATTCTCCCACGAATCTCATAACCTTCTACGCCAAGGTCACATCCGTTATCGCGAATAATAACTTCTCTCCTAACTTTTCTCCATCGAGGAGATTTGTATAGTATCTGATTCAAATATCGATCGTTGCCAAAAGTTTCATCACAAACAGTACCGTCCAATCGCAAATATGCAAACCGTTCTTCGTACGTTGGGAGTTTTGCCAATTCTGTATATGTCCTAATAGCCTTCATAGTCATCATTGACATCACCACCATTACCGCTATATCTCCTGAACGCATTCATGGCATCAGAATACAATTCCTCTACTCTCTTTGCGGATTGCAGCGATTCTGTTTTTGCTGTAATCATTTCTTTTTGCTTTTCGAGTATTTCCTTTTCCAGTTTTTCTTTACTCGAACCGAGCTTCAGAAAATGAGTAATAACCTGAGATGAAGCAGTTCCTTCTCGCAACTGTTTCTCTGCAAGGTCTACGGCCAATGAAATCATTTGATTCTCTCTAGCCTCCGGCGTTAAAGCTGGTCTTAGAGCTCCTTTCGAATCCTTAGCTTTTACTTTGGCCACTGCTACTGCCTCCTCTCGTTCAGATTCTGTTTCTTTTTCGACAGAATCGACATAGAATAATATCACTTTTCTCATACTTTCCATAGAGCCTTTAGGAGCCTACAAGTAAGCCAGCCATCCCATTCATCACCGAAAGGAGAAAAAAGTGTAGGATGTAACTCGTAAGCTCATAAAGGCTCTATGGAAACAAAGTAATATCTCCAGAAAATATCCTCTGGGGAATTTTTGAAGACCGCCGCGATGCCATAGGGGGTGTCATTTTGGAGACCCCTCCCCCACGGTTTCATCATTATCTATACCGATTTATCGAAGTTTCTTGTGTTTTAAATCGTTCTTAAACGAATTTAGGACACTTTATCCATTTCTGGATGCGTTTTTGATTCGTTATTGACGACTTTTCGATAAATTCCGCTGAAATCGTACTTTAAGATTTCGTCAATTGCTCTTTCAATCTCGATTTCGTTCTCTTCATCAGTAAACTGATCCGAAGTTCGTGCGATTCTAGCCAGATAGGAGCTACAATTGTAACCCATTGTCATATCATACAAATACCAAGAGTCAAAGTTCTCAAAAGGATTGTATGGATTGTCAAACGTTGTTAATGCACATCTTCTACTCACGATACAATCACTCCTTTCCTCTTAAATATTTGCTAACAGTAGAAGAAGAAACGCCAAGCATTTCAGCAATCTGAGAAGTTGTATAACCAGAATTTTGATAAGCTTTCATTCTAGCTACTTTAGCTTGACTCATCGTTGTCGTTGTTCTTGGCGTTGCTCTTTGTCTAAGTTCGTCTGAATCAACATGATTTATAATTTGACTCAGTTTGTTTTCAGAAATTGCGCCGGCTTGGATAGCTTCCCATTCTCTATCATCCAGCTTGATAGGTGTGCGTTTCGCATCAACCGCAGCTCTGGCTTTACTTAGAGCTTGCTGACTCGCTTTTTTAAGCTCTCCTTTACTTATCTCGGGGTTGTCTTGTTTCTTGGCCCGTACTTCTGCATTGGCTATAACCTGGGCTATACGCTCTCTAGGAGCATTCTTGAGTGCCAGGTTCAGCTTTGACTCTAGGGATTGAGTCTCTGCTAAGTATTTGGCCTTAGCAGCAGAGGAATACTGTATTCTACCCGTAGATACCATCTCTTTACGAGCTTTATTAGCAAGCGCCTTTACTCTGTTGGCATAGTCCGCATAGAGCTCCTCCTGTGCGGTACCAGAGGACAGTTCATGTGCATCCTTAACCTCTGCCATCTTTGTACTTTTCTGTGTACGAACTTTTGTCTTTCCTGTTTTGGGGTCAACATATTCTTCATACACTTCTTTCCAAGACTGCTCCCCCGTCTTCTTATCTATGATAGGGGACCCCTTCCTCTTAAGTACCTGCGTTTCAGAGGAAGAACGGGAGATCAGAGTAGCAGCACCTTCGTGGTATCTACCATCTTTGTCATAGCTGCCTTGCCATTTCTTTTTGAGTGCAGCAATGTCATTGTCGATCTCACTCTGCTTATAATCAAGCTTGTGTTTCTCTGCATCGATAACAACCATAGAGTGCCGAACAGCCTTTGCAATCTCTTCCTGGTTGGCACCTTTCAAAGTCATATCTGTAATCAGATTAGAAACCTTACCCATTTCAGTCTGAGTATTCTTCATCACTTTGAATGTGCCCTCCGGTTTTCCACCGTATTTCAGCTTAGGATCAAATCCTTCCAACCCCTTAAGCGGAGGCTCGGCCGCAATCTTAACATTCTTACCAGTAGGGATAACCATTACAGTATCGCCGTCAAAGTCTGCACCAGAAAGCTGAGCAGCGACTTTACCATTGATACCAACGGCATCGATTGGATTCTTACCGATGACTTTAACTGCGTCCTTCTGTCGATTGTTCACGGTTAAGATTGGAATCTCGAATCTACCACCATGAGGATACCGAACTAAAGCAACCTGTTCACCATCTTTATAGTTAGGTGCATATACTTCGGTATCTTTCATAGATGGAATAGGAAGAATAACCTGATACTTCTGACGTGGCAGAGCTGCTGCTTTAAGATGTACAGCTGCTGCATCGCAGTCATCAGCAAAAGATTTTAACATGGCCTTCTTTACAGTAGGATTAGTAAGCGCACAGATCTCATCGAATTCAGCTTGCTTATCAGCAGCAGACATGTTTAACTGCTTCTTGATGAGGGGGAGTGGCTGCTTCGATAAGAACTGAGAAGACAGATGGTCTGACCAAGACCCCCAGTCCCCTTCTTCTGCGCGCTTATTGATAAGAGAGAGTTTCTCCTTACCATCTTTGTCAATGTAATAACTCTGTCCACCATGTTCTTTAATAAGAGAACCGAATGGATTTTCAGGATCGTTTTTAATCAGTTTAAGAACTGTATTGTTTTTATCACCAAGCATTGGTGTACCTTTAGATTTGTTTGTGTTGAAGATGACATCAACACCTTTAGGAAGATCATCGTTATAGATAGCCATACCTTTCATGTAATGGGTACCATCAACAAGAATTCGAACCTGTGCGTAATTGGAGTTGCCAAGGTCTAAATCTTTTACCCCTCTTCTCAATTCGATGACACCATCTTTATCAACACCGCCTTCTTCTGCATAGCGAACCTTCATTCTTTTAGAATCCATGCTTGCAGGATAAACGAAAGCGGGTTTGAAAGTATCTCCACCATCATACGAAATATAGTCCTGAAGAGAATGAACATTTTCAAAATCATAAATGTCCTTATGCTCTGTACCAGGAGGACACAATACTTTGATGTTGGTTTGCTTGCCGGGGTTTGTAACCTGAGGCACACCCCCACCGTACACTTCATATCCTTCTCTTTCAAGCATATATAAGGCTTGATTTAACTTCTCTTTAGAAATACCAAGTTCTTTTTCAACTCCGGCACCGACATCTATCATTCCTTTCGAGTCAACCGCCTCTTTCAAGATGTTAGCAGTAGCTTTGCCGACATTCATTCGTGCTTCCGACTCAGTATTCAATAAAGATCTTACGGAAGAATCGTTATTGAACCCCATTATCTGAGCAATCTCATCCAGAGTTTTGCCGTCCTCTCGTAACGATTTTGCTCTCGCTACCTGAATATAGCGTCTCTCATCTTTAGCCAGAGATTTCTGAACACGCAACTGGGTCGTAGTCAACCCGATAGCTTTAGCGATATCAGCTTCACTAAGTCCCTCTTTTTTCAATGCCTCTACTCTAGCAAGAAAGTCTCTACTATGCTGATAAGGTTCTTTACCAGATCCCCAAGGGTATCTCCCAGAACGCATAGGCGTTCCATAGTGTTCTAAGAATTCATCCATAAAGAAATCCACTTCTTACACCCCTCTTTCTCTAAAGTCAGTAATCAACTTCGACTTAAAGACAATCTGGTCTACAACCGGAGCAATATCCTCGATTGTTGGTTTGAGATAAATAATATCATTGTTCTGATAAATTCTCAGTTCTGTCTCCATTTCATCAAGTCTGAGACCCAAACGATCTTTATACTCCAAATAAAAAAGACCAGCATAAATTAACAGCTGATCCATACTTGCAGGGGTGGTTCCAGATTTGTAATCATGGATTCTGAGAAATTTATCTCTCTCTTTATAATCAATCGCGTCCGCTGTGCCAAAACAAACTTGTGAATATTTCAAAGTCACTTCCGGCTTTAATCTAAAACCAATTGCATCATTCACATAATTTGCAAGGTTCTCGAAAATATAATCGATATCATAAGCGTAAGAAGGTACACCAGCTTTTTCTAATTCAAAACGAATAATCTTTTTATCATTCTTTGCAAGTTTCATATTATACTGAATCAGATTGGCAGCGATTTCATGCAGAGTTGTTCCCAGCATCTGTGCATACTGACCTCTAAAACTAGAAATGAGTTTCGCGTCATCGTAGTTCAACCAATGGTACTTGCTCGCGCCAAGAAATGCGTGCAACCCTTTAAGGTCTGAATGTTCGTTGAAGATCATTTAAAATTTCCTCCTCATTCTCTGGAGAGATAAATCTCGCAAAAGACATCTCATCCATTTTTCGTACATAGTATTCTTGGTTCGGCTGCCGTTTTGCTTTTGACGACTTTTTACATTCAAGGGCGGCCCACTTGTTTCTATACAAGATCAGTAAGTCTGGAATCCCCTGGATATATCCAGAATCATTTTTCATTACGATACAACCACAAAACATCTTTTTAATCTTTTTGATTAGCTTCGCTTGAAATTTGTTTTCTAACAATGTGCGACCTCCTTTCATTTTTCTATCAAAAAGCAAAAGAGAGAGCAAACGTAAGCATTCTAAAAATGCCTATTTTACCTCTCTCTTCATAAAAGGGCATGTAATTTTCGCGCAAAAAAAAATAAAAGCCAAAACATAAGCCTAAACCCAAATTAAAAAAGCCCACACAAAAACTTTATGCCTAAGTGCGGACTCTAATAATTATCAATCGTAGAATTCATCAAAGTCATTATCCGACTCTATGTTATTCATAAACTCTTCGTTCTCTCTATCAAGTTGTGTGTATGCTGTACGTTCTCGCATTCGAGCTCCACAGCAAGGACAAACCCATTGCCCTTCTAAATCGCCTGGACCAGATTTGAAATCCATGAAAATATCACAAGGTTTGCAGACAACAAATATTTTATCGCCATTACCTTTACCAATCGAAATTCTTCTCATATCTTCTTTCGAAATTGGAATGGACTTACTTATGCGTTTGTTGTAGTAAAACAGGAACCCGTAATTCGAATAGTCGTAAATTTCTTCGTATTCTTTTCTTCTCGTATTCATGTCGATACCTCCTTGTGTAAATGAGTTTATCACATTGACATATCTAAGGCAAGCGAACACCGATAGAACTTGAAAAGCCACAAACTTGATCGCTTTAACGCAAAGTTCATAAATATCTCCTATTTTCCTAAAAATTTGTGAAGAATTCATCTTCTGGTCAATTGGCCACTTTTTTTCTTATATTATATATAAATAATAAAAATTTTTATCACATTAGTTTATAAAAAAAAGTGGGTTTCTGGCCACGAAGAAAAAATTTTTTTCAAAAAATCGATTTTTTGCCAAAAAACGGCCTTTTTAGGGGGTTTTTAGCCCCCTTTTTTCGATTTTTGCATTTTTGGCCGTGGCCACTTTTATTTTCAAAAGTGGGCAAATGACCACTTTTTCTGGCCACAAAACATTTTTTCGACCATCTAACAAACTAAAAATGACCTAAAAAGTGGGCATAAAGTGGTCAAAAGCCCAGTTTTATTTTCAAAAGTGGCCGCAAAATACAATCGATTTTCGCCAATAATTTAAGCATTTTCTCTCTGATTTTCCTCTAATTCACTTCTCCATTCAGAAATATCAATGCCATAATCTTTCAAAGCTTGAGTACAGACCCACTCTATTTCGGAAGCACCACAATCATATTGCCGCATAACCTCCTTTAGCATTGGCTGAAATCCGCAATAAAATTCTTTCAATCTCTTAGGTCCAAACCCAGCAAGTTTATGTAACGCAAGCAGCATCATTGCGTCAATCTCATTTTCGTGCATACGATCATACTCGATCATCTGACTACGCAATTCCTTCTCCATAGCCTCTTTCTCTGCCTTGGAAAACTCGATGCCATAAATCTTACCAAGCGCTTTCTTAAATACAGGCATCAAATATCCTCTCCAATCGATTCAATACAATTCGCATCTACTGTGGCAGTTTTTACATTCATTTGACTGAGCATCATTTGAAGCTCGTCTACTAAATACTTTTGCTCCTTGTTAAAACCTCCGCAAACCAAAAGCTTAAGATAGTTGGTCACTGTAATGGGTTCAGGAATATCAAGACCGAGTCGCTTAGCAAGGCCCATTGTGTGATTCACCCTCGGGTATGATGTTACAACAATAATAGCTCCTGTTTTTGCGGATTCTTTGATAAGTGCTGTGGTTTTACCAACCCCTCGTTCAGCTGAGTAAATCTTCATTTAGACCATCATTCCTTTCTATTTCTGCTTTTCTCTGGATCGAAGCCATAAGGATATCTCTTTCTCAGTTTCTCGATATTCATTTCCATAATATCATCGAGAGAATATCCAAGAGCCACAGCAGCTTCTGTCAGATACCACAGAGCATCACCCAACTCCAAAGCAGTTTTTTCTTTATCCAAATCATGCTTTTGGAATACATGCTTTTTATAAATATCAAGGGCCTCACCAGCCTCAGAATTAAGACCGATAAGACCCTCCAGCAAACGCTCCTTTGTATTCAACTTTGGATCCGCAGTTCTCATAGCAGATTTTTGATAATCTGATGATATGTAATGTTTTTTAAGGTATTTACAATCCTCCACATCTACACAAGGCTTCCCATCGATTGTGCATTCATCGTAAACACAATCAAAAGGAGTTGCTTTGCCGATAGAGAATTCGCATTTGCTCGGACACTTAGGTAACACATTAACTTTGATTATCACGTTTTATGCCTCCTTAAATTTTTTATTTCTTCTCTACGTTAGCTGTTTCAGCTTCTTCTCTGGCGTTTGCTTTACGTCTGCGCTGTTCATACTCTGACAAATCGATTTCACACCACCCTTCGCCGTCACCATCAAAATATCTATTGACTTCCACTTTCTTATCACCATCACAAATATAAAGAATACCAAGAGTGTCGTAATCTCCGTTTTTTCTATTTGTAAGGAATTCCTCACAAACAACAGTGTAGTGTTTTGGAGTATATGGCATTTCAATAGGAAAGTACTCGCCGGCGATTTTGGAAACTTGTCCATTGTGCCAACTAATGTCTGGACTATCGACATATACACAAGTGAAACGATTTGTATCTGTATATATGACATGACCGTCTTCATATACGTTTTTAAACAAAGATGACATCCTTTTACATTGATATGTGTCATATTTCTGATATTCATTGTAACGGCCGCACAAATTCCAAATATCATCTGTATCTTCAATTTGAGTTAGAGGCAGACCTTTAACCAATTTATTCAGAATGTTCAAAGTAATACCGATACTCATACCACTATGCTCATCCTCTATCAAAGATCTGAATGCCTTCAAAGCACTCTCATAGCACGCCACACCATAATCCCACTCGTCCTCCGAAGCACCGCCACGCTCTCTCTCGCAAGCAATTCGGATCTCTTCCTCCGCCCAAAGTTCCATATTGGATTTTTCTCTTTTTGTATCACTCATTTTTGTATTTCTCCTTTCACAAATAAAAACTCTGTCTCATATTTATGGTAGTCAATTCCTGGAAATCTCGCATTAGTATTCACAAACGGACAAAGAGCATTCTCCTCAGTCTTGTGTTTATAACTACAAAAATACGTAACATCTAAATTACTTGGCTCCAATGTACAATGTATTGTTGAACCATACTTTCGTTTTATTTTTTCTGTATATGGACATCGATAACATTCCGCCATAACTTATTCTCCTTTCGCCAAAATATAAAAGTGCTCCGAACCGTTTAATGATTCAGAGCACCTCTTGATATAAGTCTATTATATAACTTTATCAATATCTTTTTGATGAATTTCGATTGTTTCCCAATCAGGTCCAGGCAGATCAACGTCAACAATATACGCCGTATCCTCTTTAAGTACCTCAACGATAGTTACAGTTCGACCGTCCTTTAATTGAACTTTATCATATTGTTTTACAGTCATTTTGTCTCCTCCTTTTTGGTAACATAGACACTTGTTAATCTTAATTCTCCACGATTGTCAATCCAAGCCGTTAACACATTTGCCTCTTTTTCATTAGGTCCTTTGAGTCGAATAATTTGCTCATATCTCATTCCATATCCAGTGTCACCTTTTTCAACCAGTTTATGTACATCAACATGAGCATCAATATCCCGTATTAACTGATCACAGTTATCTTTATTATAACCTAAAGCAGACTCAAAAGCACGAGCTTTATCAGGAGCCTTTTCGGGATTAAGAGCATAGTCTGTAAATTTATTTCTCGGAATACTAAAATTGTTTGTTTTCTTCTCCTCTTTAATTTCGTCTTCAGACTCAGACCCATTAAGAGGGTACGGCGGACCATTTCTAACACCCCACTTTTGTCCTTTAATTCCGTAGTGGGTAATGGCATAGTAATCAAGCCGTCCTCGAAGTTTCCAAAGAATATCTTCGACAGTTTTCCTAGTTTTTGGGGCAAGTTTAATATAACTCGAATGTTCATCATACCAGTTGAAGATCTCACTCAAATCACCTTTCTGCCAGCTGAATGACCACCAATCACATATCATCTCAATAATATAATTGTATGGCATTTCTAGCACAATTTCACCTTCATCTGGGTCATCGTTAATAAGCACCCAATGTTGCCAATGATGAGGATTACGATGAATGTGTAATAGCCAGGCTCGTCTAAACTCGTTTACGACAGCATAAGAGCGATTACCTCCGTAGAAATAAGCATCGTAAGCATCATACTCGTCCTGATTAAACTTACTTTGGTCGTGCTGAAAATCAATTTCCCAATATCCCTCCTGATTTTCAAACAGTTTGGGTAAATTAGTCCTCATCCAAACATAACCCTTTCGTACATTCTCTTTATGCCTATTTAAATAAATATCATATTCCTTGCTCATCGTTTATCCTCCAATCTGAAGCCCGAGATGAGAATATAATTGCTTATATAGTTCCTTTTCAATCTCGTCCTTATAAACTTTTACAACATTTCCATCAATAACAATATCCATGGTCTCGCGAAGAATTGGTGCTGCCATTTCTGTCATCAATGGTGCTTTGACCTCAGCAACAAGAGGCTCTGGAAAATATCCCAAAGCCTCCATTTTCTTATGGTTGCAAGTTTTTACAAAAGGACAGTTACGACAACTCTCCGCCAACCTCTTTAATCCCATCATCTATCGTTTCCTTCCAATATCCATCCTCATTTACAAAATTCGCAGCGTACTTAATATCTGTCGTATGCTGACATAATGGCCAGGTACAATGCTCACAACGGGTTTGATTGCATGTGTAAAGAATATCAAGTCGATTACTCATTCAATCTCCACCGCTTTCTGTGTGATAATTTCGTTATAAGGCAGAGACTCAATCCAGTCGCAAAGCGCGTGCCACTCGTCAAGCTTATGATTACGACGGGATTTGTAGATGTTCGCCAGAACCTCGTAGTTCAGCATAACTGTCCGGCGCTGGTTGTAAGAACTGGGCAGTAGCTGAATCATTTGCCACCAATCCTGTTTATCCTTGGTTTCGAGGTAATTTATCCGATAACAATTCAGCATCTCAATAGTAAATCTGAGAATGTCGAGAGGCGTTGCCCATACTTTATGAGGCAGGGTTATGTCCTCATCAACCACCGCACTGGTGATCCAATCACGATGATAAGGCTCATTATTCAGATGCTCACAACTAAAATCCTCAAGCGTAAACTCCTTATCAGCAATCTTGTGCATAGTCGAGCAAGAGTTTGCAACAGTGCCTACCTTGTACGTATCGAACTCCTTCCACCAATATAGCGGTGCTGTAATATCAAGATAGACCGTAATCATCCTCATGAATTTACGGTGGTCAGTGCCTGCGTTGCTAAGTTTCTTCATGAGATTGAGATCGTTACATCCGATGATAAAATGCGGCTCCATGTCATAAATATCACACGTTTTTTCATTCTTGGGGCACTTACCACATGTGGCGTCAATCTCCTCGTCCGTCATTCCAGATTTTTCTATGCAAATAAAGCTATCGCTTCTCTCCCAAGAATTCTTAGGATTTCTCATACCGCGAATAGCCGCTTGACATCCAGCAATTTCAACATTTTCAATTTTCAACATTTTCAAGACTCCTTTCGATATGTCTATGCATCCCTTTACACTTTTCGCTGTTAATGCATCTAACAACAGTTCTTGCTGCTACTCTTTCTTCTCCACCATAAAAAATATCCATGTCCGAAACCGGTTCAAAATAAGTACAACCGTGACAATATTCTTCAACTTTAAGTTCAATCATAGGTATCACCTCATTCCAACCAATCATTCTTGAGATAGAACCATCCATAAATTATAAAACATGATAAAATAACCCATCCTGTCCAAAAAAGAGGTAAAACGGCATTCCTCTGAAATTCATTGTTTGTCTCTTCTATGGTCATATTTTTATAGAAGACATTATTGTCCGCAATCGTTCCATTTTTTAGTTCCGTAAAGATAGTACCGATACATTTTGCAGGAACACCGTAGTATACATAACGAATTCTGCTAGATTTCTTAATCGTTTTAATCTTATCCGAACTAGGAATATCGATTTTTTTGATGCTAAATGTGTTACCGCAGAAGTTTACTTTTTTTGATTTTTTGGATTCATGGTCAACATAATCCCAAGTCCAATAATATTCCGTTCTAGTATGATAGGTTTCTCCAGATTTGTATCTAAGAACTCTGCAGTGTCTCGTGTATCTTTCTTTTTCTTTTTTTATATACATATACTCTCCACCGATTTCTGTATATGTAACTGGATCCACTGCCTCGAGATTTCCATACACGAAAGCATTACCGACGTTTGTTCTCATACCATATTCGAACATTTCCGAATCGTCGATTTTTACTGCTTTATTATATTTTTCATTTTGGTCCATTTGATGCTCGTTAATAACTGTAGAAATGAAAAAACCAACAATAAGAAGGACAGCACCAATTATGATACTGCCCAAGATTTCTCTTTTCGTAATTTCAAAATTATTCATTTTTCCACACACCCATCTTTATCATTCATCAAACAAATTCTGTGGTGCATCTGTAGGGGTGTCGTAAACCAGATATGTATAATTCTGTTTTTTATAACCTAAAATATCCAGGAAGATTCTTGCAGGGAATTTGCGTACATATCTGTTATATTCTTTAATCTGTTTATTATAATTGCTTCTATGCTCGGCAATAAGATTTTCTGTCATCGACAATTCGTTCATCAACTCTCTATAATTTTCATTAGATTTCAGTTCTGGATATGCTTCGGACACTGCTGTAATTGCCGTAGTAACATTCTCAATATTGCCAATATCTCCTCTTGCATCTACAATTGCTTTCAAGGTTTCAGCTTCGTGTTTGTCGTACTGCTTTACACAATCAACTATATTATAAATCAGATCAATCCTTCTTTTTTCCTGCACTTTGATATCAGAATTTGCTGTATTCACCTGTTCTTCCAAAGCAATCGCCGTATTTTGCGAACTCTGAATGATAATTACACTCAGAATACCCACAGATGCGATAATTAGTACAATAAGTAATACTACTTTCCATTTATTTTTCATAACTTCATTTCTCCTTTCAAATCACATAAATGCTGTTCGAAACATGTTCATCATTATTGTTCTTAGCGAACTCTCTACACTTACGTTTCACATAGTTTCCATCCAAATCACTATATAAAACAAAAGTAGGTGAGGAAAAGAATTTCTCACAGTCTTCAACCATTTTGAACTGTTTATGCTTCTTGATGTATAAACAATCAGATCGGACATACCCTTTTTTATAAATGTCAATCAGACTATTCACATAGTCCAAGATGCTCTGCTGCACTATGGCGCTCATCAATAATCTGTAGCAGTAATCAGTTTTAGTCATTTTACCTCATTCTTTCTCTTTCAAAAGATGCTTCAACATTCTCAAACTCGTAATCAGAATCCAAGAAACGAACATCTTTTGGTTCGACCATATCAATCGTTCCGTCACGATATTCAATCAAACCAACAATTCGTTTCACAACAACAGGATCCGCATAATGGGGATAAATATTAGTTTCAATAATCTCCTTAGCCAGAGTTTTCCGCCCATCATAACTAATTGGTATATTAAACTTTATACTAATACTGTCAGCTTCTACCCATCTATGAAACAATGCTTCTCGATACCCGTACACCAAACACGGTCTGTATTTCGCAGTTTCAATTGTTATCATTCCGTCCAATCCAGACATTATTTACCACGCCTTCCCATTTTTTTATTCCATTTCTTATACAGGTTGCAGGGCCATTTATAAAACACTTTTTCTACTACAATGTATGCCAGGAACACTGGCCAAAAATATGTAACAATAATCATATCGGTATGATCATACGTGATCCCCTTCCAACTGAAGGTAAGAGCCGTAATCGCACCCATCAAAATATAAACAACAAACCATACAACAGTAAGCATTTCGTTTCTCCTTTCAATCACTAATACTTGCTAACATCAAAAATACAACCAGTACAAAGATATATTTACTCATTAGATATTCCTTTCTTAATATTCAGCTTTTTAATAACACAAATAGAACTCATTTTGTAATTTCCACCACTGTACTTCGGATTACGTTCGACATACTGCTTTGCCACAAACACAGCATCTTCTTTGTCCGTCGCACTAACCTCAAATTCTTCAACTCCGCGGAAATAGTGTTCTATCTGCATTAAATATCGGTTCAATACACTTACCCCATTTCATTCATAACTTTTATCTCATTAAGACGCATATTAGAAACTCCGGTAATAACATCTTTAATCTGAGCGTTTGTTATCATTCTCCAGCACATCTCACAAGGATGTGGAATGTTAATTGGCTTACCATTCTCAAACCCAGCCAAAAATAAAGTCGCACCAATCATATCAGAAGGGTTAGCGTTAATAATCGCATTTGCTTCTGCGTGAACGGCACGACATTTTTCATACTGCTGACCGTGAGGAATATCATGTGCTTCACGCCAACATACTCCCTCATCACAGCAGTTAGGTTCGCCTCTGGCAGCTCCGTTATAGCCAGTAGAGATAATCCGGTCATCCTTGACAATAACCGCTCCATACTGTCTTCTAAGGCACGTACTGCGTTTAGCCACAGCTTCGGCGATGCCAATATAATATGAAATTTTATTCGGTCTCATTTTCTGTCTCCTTTTGTTTATTTAGCTGCTATTGCTTTAAGAAACTCCTCGAATTTTTTCGTATCCGACATAAGCTTACTAAGAGTTTCATAGAAATCGTCGGGATCTACGAATTCGTTGAGATGCTTCGCGATAAGAATAAATTCCCCATTGCAAAATATGTGCGCTGTATGCAAAAATATTTTTTTCATGTACAGCCACACCGTTAAAGCGTCTCGTTCTTCAACTGCGTCCTTTAAACGCTCTCCAAAATCCTGTCCGAGTATAGATATAGTCTCGATGTCGATGAAGAAATATATAGGAGTTGCTTGAAACCCATTCAGAGTTTTTTTAACGAAATTTTTCTTATACATCTTCGTTCTCCTCTCGTTCAATGTTATACAACAACATCAATAGGCTGAATAAAGGTGCATTCCTGAGTCATAGCTGCTTCAGCCATAGAAATCTTACGTTTTTTCATATATCCTCCTTGGGTTTGGACAAAATGTCAACCATTAGAACACATTTCTCAATTACCTCCAACAAACCGTTCTCTTTTTCTTCATCAGAAGTATGACCGTGAATGGTGTAATTGTAAAAATCACTGTGAGAAATACCATTTTGGGTTACACGAACCAATACAGTATTAGATTTTTCAATTTGTTCCACTGAAATCTCATATCCGTCATGAACAAGTTCTTCTATCCGCTGTATAAAGCTCTTTTTTATAGTGACTTGGACGTTTTTTGCTCTGTGATTGTAGCTCATATCATCGATGTAAACATCTGCATAGATTTTTCTTGCATCGATACCATACTTTTCAACTATTTCAGGCAAATTTTTATTAACAGCATCGAAAACAATACCGTATTTTTTGCAATAATATAGCGCATTCACCAGTTCCATGCCGCTACGACACGTCCAAAGGATAATTTTCGAGCCAGCAGCCTGCTCTTTTTTCACATAATCGATGACTTCCATGATCGGTTCGCCAATATCGGGCCATCTATTCTCAAATAATGTGCCATCGAAGTCGACTGCGATAATTTTAGGATCCATATTTTTCTCCTTTCCGCCAAAAAATATCAATCTTGTGCATCGAAATCGTCATACGGAATCTGCTCAACATCTCCGCCAGGGAGAGTCACAGACATCATCAATATGTCTTTTTCTTCATCGTAATACAAATCATCGAGTTGATTGTTCCAATCGTCAAACTGGTCAGAAATATCATATTTCATAGCTCTTCTCATACGAATAAGCTGGCTATGGATGATTTTTCTCCACTTTCTAGCTGTTAATGTTCTCGTTTGAGACAGAACATTGTACAACCCATACTCCGTCAAGAAAACAACTGTAGCTTTCTCGCCATCAAGCATCGTAAATTTGATGATATACTCATCTTTCTCACACAAACCCTCGATTTCCAGAACATCATTGTATCCAAACATCTCTGCAACCTCATACGCGATGAATAAAGGCTCGTTCATGGATGAATACACGTCCAAAATCTTCTCATCAAATTTGATTTCCCCTACTTTTTCAATCATAATAAAATCTCCTTTCTGCTCTCTTTATGAATAATACATATCAAGCACGGCTTCTGCTTGTTTTACCTTGTCGATCTGTCTGCACAAAGCATAATTAGAACAGTTGTGGCTACACTCTCTAGTCACATGAATATCGTTGAACCTTTCGCAAGTGAACATAATCTCGTTTGTTCCAGATTCAAATCTTTTTATATATGCTGCGCCTTTACATTTTTCAAAAAAAGATTTAAGTGGATGATTTCCAACGCGATAGCACAGTTTGTCTTCCTCGTGAAAATATTTCTTAACTGTCTTTAAATCCATAAATATCATTCCTTCTCTTTAAAGTTAATCGGACGATCTGTAGCGTAATTCGTTGGAGCATCCATGCATTCGTCGCAAGGTTCTTTATGCTCATCGTCTTTGTCCCAATACTTGCATCTATTACAGTACAGATCGTATCTTACTTCTTTCTGCCCCTCTATTTTTCTCACTCCTTTATTGTAAAAAGAAAAGAGCCTGAGTAATTAAACTCAGACCCCTTTTTCAGGTTAATAACTGTCAACAATACGTTTAATCAGTTTGAGATTTGCTTTAAAATCCTCATTAGATTCGGATTCTTTTAATCCCTCAAACGCGAACTGTAATAATACAAGTGTTTTTGCATTATTATCATCCGCTTTCTTTTCTTCAACTTCAACCAACGTTTCTTCCATTTTGGGTTTCTCCTCCTCCACATTGATAGTTTCTTCTGATTCTTCGATATTCGTTGAATTCGATTCGTGAACTTTTACGAATGCAAATCCCTGAATTTCTTCAAAAACCCTCGTTAACTTATCAAACGTTTCATCTGTGATAAATTCCCAACGTGTTTCGTCACGTTCAAGCCTGCCGATAGTAGCAGATGATAAACCGGCTTTTTCAGCCAGTTCGCTTTGAGATAACTTCATTTTTCTCCGATTCCATTTAAGTCTTTCGCAATTTCCCATTTAAAATCACCTTTCCTTTCATAAAGGAACATGTAATTCCCGCGCAAATTAAACGGTACTTGCTTTTCTCGCAGTAGCCATAATTCTGGAAATTTCACAAGATGATTTTGCCTTTCTGATTTTACGAACTACCTCATCGCCGTATCTCAGATCTTTAGCGGCCTTAATAGCTTCTGCTTTATAATGAACACCTCGATTACTTTTTGATTCTTTATCTCTCAATGAGATCACCTCTTTTCAAAATTTTTACCCGCAAATTTTGTTTCGTTGAATTTTTTCTTTTCTTTCAACGCTCTGGCAATAGCCAAATCAATTCCAGATTTAGATTTTAAATGGTAATAATACAAATCCGTAAATGGAGTATTCAATCTGTCAATCCGTCCAGCTGCCTGCTGCATGACTTTATAAGAGTAATTCTCAGAAAAGAATACAATCGTATCTGTTTTGATACAGTTCCATCCTTCAGCGCCAGCATTGTACTGTACAAGATAAACCCAACTATCGCTATCTGGTATTTCCTGATGTTTGTGTCCGTTCCATTCAGCTACGTCGACCGGAGTTTCTTCAAACAGATTTTTCAAAATATCCAGCTCATAGTCAAAATTATAGAAGATAATCATCTTCGGATGCTTCTCAAACAATTCCATAAGTGCAATCTGACGAGAAATATCACTATTTACTATCTTTCTCCAGACATAACAAAGACCGCCAGCATTTAAAATAGGTTCGTTTTTATACGGATCCCATCTATCTCTGCCAGCAGCCTTATAGGTCAAAATATCATAATCAACAAATACATCCTCGTGTTTTGCTATAGTTTTTCGCTTGAAATCCATATCTACAAGAATTTTGTTACGAAGTCTGATAAGTCTTCCTGTGTTATAATAGCCATCGATTTTAGGGAAGTTCGTAACAACTCGACTATAGATAACGTGGTTGCTCGTGAAATCTGTCTTATTTTTAAAGAATCCATTGGCAATAAATACGGGGACATAATCCATCCAAGTATCTCCAGGGGTAGCTGATAGCAAAATCCAGTTATTATCTTTAGCGATTTTCAGAAACGCTTTCACCCAAGCTCCCGATCCGACGACGCGCTGTTCATCAAATATAAAGAAAGCATTTTTTACTTCCTTATACTTTGCGATATTATTCCACGAATCCACAACAACCTTGTTTTTATACAAGTTTATTTCTGGGTTTGTGGAGAGCAGGAAAGGCGTTAATTCACCTTCCCACTCTTTTGTATCCCGTTTGCGAGCAGTTGTGATTATATATAAATCCTGAGGAGGATCATTCATCGGAATATATTCTTCAGAATATAAATCCCCATCCTGCTCTTTATAGTAGTAACCAATGGATGTACGAGACTTCCCACTACCTACACCGCCACAGAGAATCTTGCCATTTTCCAAATTCTCAATAGCATCTAGTTGATAATTGCGCAGATTAAGCCACGACAAAATATCACCTCTTTAATATTCATGAGGGAACAGAATAGTCGTTACACTTCTGTCCCACTCTGTAATAATCCAGATGGTAGTATCATCGTTATACTTATACACAGCAAGAATACGTTTGTCTTCAACAACCGAAATATCATTCTGTTCTCTGTCTTCTTCGCAGGTATCGCCCCAGTCGCCTTCAATATAGCGACCAAGACTGCGATTTACGAAAGTTGCAAATGTTCTATCATCCCTGTATTTATCGCGTACAGCGATTGTCATTACAACCTTACCAAGTTCGAATTTGCTCATACTGCTCTCTCCTTTCATTGTATGTCACGTAATTTTTACCAGGGTTCTTCTTCAGGTGCTTCCTGTTCAGCGTATTTAGCAGCAAATCTGCTTTCTGCAATTGTTACATATAGCTCTTTCACATATGCAGAATATGCAGGAGCTCCGCCTCTCTTGCTGCCGTAATCATAAGGATTGATTTCCAGGTCGACATAGATAATGTCGGCAGTATCGAGTCTACCAACAGTATCCTCGTCAAGGTGAATCATGTTTTTGCCTTTCTTCAGAACTACAACCGGAGGCTGAGCAGAATCGTAATTCAGCTTAACCTGCACATAATATCTGGAGTCTTCTGTTTCATCATAAGACTGCTTGATCTTAATGTTCCAGCCGTCGTTGATCAGTTTCTGTGCCGTTTCTTCATCATCGATGAAAACACAGAAGTTGCGATTGCCTTTTTCGTTATACTGCTGTTCTCTGCCAGAGAAATTTTTCCAGAAGATTTCAGCATCTTCAATACACAGTGTTGGAATTCTTTTATAAGCCATAATTATGCTCCTTTCAAAATATCAATTAAAATGGTAACTCTGTTTCATAAATAGGCGCTCCGTTTTCGTCGTATTCGACACCCATATATGGATCGTCTGATACGAACCATTCGAAATCACCAAGATTAGAAATAGCATCAATAGCGCCAATTACGAGATTATCGTAATAAGACCTATCAATGTCTTCTTCTTTATTTAATGTCTGAACCATCTCTGCTTCAAGCCAACGATAGCCGTCAGCGCCTGTTGCAGATGCGTAAGTGGAAATATCATTGTGAGGATCAACGCCTGATTCCCGAACAAGAATCCCACCTCCGCAACCGGGCTTAATCGGACAGAATGAGCCAACTCGTCCTACAAAGTGGTAATCATGCCCTTTAGCAATTAACTCATCAAGTTCTTTGATTCTAGCAATCGTCTTATGTAATGCCGAATCAAAACCTGTAGTCATGTTATTGAGCTTGCTCTTTGGATTGCGGATTTCCTTGCTCAGTTTTGCTCGCTCATTCTCAAGCATCGCGACATCCGGAAGATTTTCATTTGTGTCCAAGTACAGAGAACTTGTCACAGATTTTGTCTCACACATATCAGAGAAGCAAATATCTTCCTTACTGAACAACGTTTTGAATACGTATGGAACAGCAAACTGAGCACCGGTAGCAGTCCACTCGCCGCTATGTTTTGCGTTATCGCCAGGAACATAGCCATATAGCTCCTGACACTGTTCTGTCGTAGCGTATTTTGCGATATACACAGCGTTATTAACCAGACACATACGCTCGTAGGTGGCTTCATGCTCGAACACATAGCCATATCTTTTACCAAAATCCATTACAAACTGAATAATTTCAGGTGTTGCATCCGGAATTTTGATGGAGTCCGTTTTGATGTGGGCGACACGGAACCCTTTCTTCTTAACAGCTTCTTCCAGTTCAATCATGAAGAGTGCCCCACGCTTGGCTACAATGTTATCCTTGTTTCTCTTATCTCTGAATGGATTATCAAACTTGGCTGCTGTCAACCCATACACCGCATTGATCGCTGTCTTCAATGCATTCGCAAGGTCTTTAGAAGTCATTTCACCATTCAGGACCTTCTGAATGTACGGTCTTAATTTGCCATCTAGCATGTTGTTTACTTCTTCCCATGCTTCATGTTTGATGGCTACACGACCGTCTACAATCTCTTTGAATCTTGTTGTAAATTCAACACCAAACAGAACCTCTGCGATTGCACTATGCGGATGCATAGACATGACATCTAACAATGCGACCAAACAATGAATCGCGTGCATCGCATCGACATAACCGCCTTCTCCAACTTCGATTTCCTTATAGACGGATTTACCGAAGCTGTATTCGTATCCAGGGAAATATGGCAAAATACTCTCATCGTTAAACGGCATTTTAAGAACTTTATTTTTGTTTAACCATTCTTCCATTTCTGGATCGATTGTTTTGACAGGTTCCGCCATATTTCTGTAATTGAACTGACTCTGAGGTTTCTTATTGTTACCAAAGATAATCCTCGTTGTCAGCGCATTTGTGGTGGCGTTGGGGTTCATATCGGCTAAGTCTGACAGAATCAATCTCGCTGTCCAGTCCGCAGACAAATGATTAAACACCGCCTCAGTTGCCAGTACGTCATTGTCGCAATATTCTGCAACCTTTGGCCATAATTCCTCAGGTACAGGCTTGTCCCAAGGCAAACCAAGCTCCTGATGATGGATACCCAGCTCAATTTCCCATTTCTTCAGGCTCTTTTTATTCGGAGCCGAAGCAAAGTCATATACGTCCGTATAGGAAATATCATAGGCAGCAGAGAAGAACGCTCCATCTTTTTTATCGATAATACGCTTGGACAGGTCATACAACTGCTCGTTGCTGTAGCCCAACATTCTTGCATATATCAGATGGTTATCGTATCTGCGGTTATTAAAGCCGATTAAATCGTACTGCATCAGCTGCTCAATGTCTTTTGGTGAGGGATTGATCATTCTCACAACTGGATTATTTTCTCCTTGGAGTTTCCAGTTCACGAGAAATAAATTAGGGAACACCTCAATGTCATAGAATACAATTCTAGGATCATTTGAAGCATTCCCTTCGAACATTTCCTCAGATTTGAATTTCATTTTGCTAACTAACTTAACACAGTAGTCAGCCTGATTTGTACTATCCATAGCGAAAGAGAGAATATCACCTTCCATGTCTGAAACATCGTATTTCAATCCTTGTTCATAGGCTTTTTCCAAAACCATATAAATGAAATCTATACTTGGCTTTGTTGAAGCATGGACTTCTTTGTTCAGACCTTTCAGAATCGATGTTCTCAATGCCTTCTCGCTTTTTACGCCTTCAAAATTCACCATTTTTTTATCTCCTTTCAACGGCAAACCAGAGCTTATGACAGCGATTGGTAAGTTATTACATTTAGACAACTTACGTCTAAGTGAGCTCTTACCAGTAAAAACCTTGATTTCGACATGCTCTTCATAAATTCGCCCAAGCAACGAAGGATCGCCGCCTGTGTAAATATAATGAAGATGAATGCCCTCTCCGCTTTTACTAAGCTCGGCGTAAGTCTGCGGCCATTTAGATGCCGCTTCTATATTCCTTTCGAGACACTTATTACCGTTCTCGTCAGGAATATCGAAGTCAACTACGATGTGGCTTATATCGGTTGGCTTTGTATAGTGAAGTTTAGTTGTATCTATATCAGACAGCTTTGTCTTCACATTCTCCCATTTCTTATTGGGGATTTCTGTTACTGTTGTGGCATATTGAGCAGGCCAATCTTTGCAAACTTCATCAAAGATGGATTTTGTTTCAATGAATTCGAGCCACGATGGTTCTGCTTCTTTTTCCTCTATATTATTACTGCTAGCACTCTCAAATTTATCGGTTCTAAAACCACAATAATAGTTCCTAACTCTGGAGCCATCTTCAAGAGTATACCTTTCTTTGTAGTCGTGAAAATAGTTTTTCAATTCTTCCTTAAATATCCTCAAAGAGAACGGATAAGCAACTTTTGCATCTTCGCAGTAGTTCTTATACATTTCCCATGCGATTTTCATTGTTGTACCGTCCTCTTTCTTGAAGATATGATAAGAGTCAACTACGAAATTATAGAAATCATTCGAAGCATCCATCATCTTGATAGGAATGTACCCGTCATAATAGTTCGGGTTTTCCAGATAAACATCCAGACAATGCTGCGCAATAGCTCCCAATTCAAATTTGATTTGTTTCATAATTTTGTCATATTCCTTCTGACTTACTTTATTACCAGAGGGAGATACATCAATCAATCTACGAATCAAACCTGATTTTGCATCTGTGATTCTTACGGGTTTGTTTGTCCCCATAAACAAGAAACACTTAAATCTGTTTGTGTAAGCAGATTTGAATTTCTCATTTACAGTCATCAATTCATGAGAAACCAAACTATTCAGTCTGGTATTATCCTCAATTCTTGATAAATCACCGTCATGCTGAATTGCTACAAGAGGATTACATTTAAACGGCTCCAGCGCAAAAGAGTTATTCGAGGAGCCAAGTGCTTTTGCATCGAAAACGGAATAATATCCTTCGAAAAGCTGCTGGATAATATTCAGAATTGTAGATTTACCCTATCCTGTCAAGTAATATCCAAAAAAAATATTGAATTTACACAAAAAGAAAG